TGCTAATTGACCAGCGGCTTCTTTGTAAGATTGAGTGTCTTTATTTGACTGCGGTCCTTCAAATCGAGGAACCATCTTCAACACTAAATCTGCAATCGGCGCAATCTTTCCAATGGCAATTGCACCTTCTGTTGCTTTACCAAAAAACCCTGCGCTAACATCAGCAAGACGACCAGCACCGCTGCCAGTAGATTGGTCAATAAGACCACCATCTTTTGTGATGTCACTTAGCTGTGTAATTGCAAAGCCAAGGTCTTTACTCATTTGTGCCCGTTGTGTAGCAGTTTTTTCAGCAGCGGCAGATGGCCTTGCTCCGCCAATTACGCCGGGCGCGTTTGCACCACCACCTCTGTATACGCGAGCATCGACTTGCAAGAATTTACCAGGGTTAGTTGGATCTTCGACCGTTGTAATTGTCGGTGCAACAGGTTGAGCAGGTTGCGCGGGCGGTCGACTTGCCAACGCAACTCGTATTCTTTGCGCTTCTTCTTCAGGGGTTAGCAAACGATCTGGTCGTTGGGCGTCGCGGAATGCAGCGAAACCAGCTTGCGTAATTGGATAGCCCAACGCTTGCATGGTTTTAATGTCTGCTGGGGTTGCTGTTGCCGCACGGTCAATTTGCTTGAGCAACAACGCAGCTTCAGCTTTTGCGCCTGGCGTTTCAAGATTAGCCACACGGCGATACCTTGCTTCTAGCGCCGCAATATCTGGTTGACCAACCATTGCATTGACAGGCGCTACTGGCGCGGCAGGCGCGGCGGCGGGGGCTAGCGCATTAACTGGTGCGGCAAACGCATTGACAGGCAAAGCAGCACGCCGCGCCGCAGTATCAGCGGCGAACGAACCAGCTTCTGGCATAGGCGCAGGCATACCCGTAGGGGCGGCACCGGGGGCTTTTGGCCCAAACTCTTTTTGGTAGTTTGTAAATGCAAGCTGATCCGCCAATTTTTGACGGATTGCTTGGCCTTGCGTTATGTAGTCGGGTTTGCCCGATCTAATCATTTCATCAGCGGCAGCGGCCAAATCTGGCGGGCCGCCTTTGGCAACAATAGCGGCTTGAATTTTACCTAGCGTATCGCGATCACGGCGCAGTGCTTCCAACTGCATGTCGGATATTTCAGCTTGACGCTGGGCGCCCATAAGCTGCTGAACTTGCGCGTATTGCGCCAATTGATTAGGAATTTCAAGTCCTTTAACGCCAAGAGAAATGCTTGGATTAATTGCCATAATCAAATTCCTCCAGGTGGTCGAACCATATACGCGGGGACATTAGAATACCCGCCGGTATTTACTAGTTGCATATTTTGATTTCTTTGCAATGCGTCAAGCAGCGCATTACCTTGTGTGTAGTTTAGGTAAGTGCCTAAGCCACCAGTTAAAGCATTGGCCGCGCCCACTTGACCAGCCGCTTGAGCAGCGCCAGCACCAGTCACTAAATTTCCCACATTAGTAGCGTAATTTTGACCAGCTTGGCCTAGTTGATTTACAGAAGTTTGACCAAAACCGGCCAAAGATTGCAACGGGTTAAGCCGCGCCTGACGCTCAGTTTGGTAGCGATTAAAAGCGTTTGTGTATTCTTGGCTACCCATCTCTTGACCAAAACGTTGTGCGGCTTTTAAAGCACCTCCAGAGATTAAGCCACCACGAGCCGCAGCGTTGCGTTCAAGTGCTTTTTGGCCTTCGGCCAAACGAAATGCGTAGCCTGGGTCTTGCTGAAACTGGCCCATACCAAACGGCGTATATCTAGATGCGGCTTCCAGTTCTGGTAACGCGCGAACGCCCGCTTCGCGGAACGGGGCTTGTAACTCTACTTGCCGCTCAAACTGTTCTTTTTGAAGTTCAGCCGCGCGGTCTGCTGCGGCAGCTTGTACATCTGCTGCCTTACTTGCTGAACGAGAGCCAAGTAAAGAACTGCCAAGAATCGCGGCGGGGATCATCCATGCGGCCATAATATTCTCCTTAAGTCACTTCGCGTCCGGAAACGCGAATGTTGATTGCGCTGGCTGTGCCTGCAATTGTACTGATAAAGTCGCCAACGCCAAGGACTTGGCCAACCAGTTCTGGGAACGTGTAAACCTCAGACGCTTGCAAGGTCTTGGTCTTGGTGATCAAGTTGGTGTTACCCGCAGAGCCAGCAACAGTGACCAAGTTCACGCTGATCGTAGCGGCAGATGCGCTGATGTTAGTCGCTGTGAACTTGTCGATGATGGCCGTAACGCCAGTTGCTGTGTACTGGGTTGTTTGGGCGTTTTCGGCAAATTTAGCCGGTACGAGGACTTTGACGGTGACTGTCATGGTTTACTCCAAAAGAAGGATATTGTTCGGTATGTATTGTGTCATCAACCAATTTGTGCCATCAGACACAAGTGTCGCAGAATCTCCCGAACTTGCCAAGAGAATTGATGTGGTAGCCGCGCCGCCAGCCAAAGGCACTACGTTGCTAGACGCCGACACAAGCGCTTGTACTTGATAGTTCTGAAAGTACAAAACGCGCCCAGAATTGGTAGATGGCGTTGGCAAGGTGACCGTGCAAGTCGAGCCTGACTTATTGTTGATCAGCCAAACTTCAGTTGCCGCAACCGTAAAGTCAGCCGTTTTGGTGACTGGCGCGGAAACAGGTTGCTTGCTGTTAAACGTAGACCAGTCAGCCGAGCTTAACGCGCCTCGATTGGTTGCTGAGGCCGTGGGCACGTTTAGCGTAATAACTGGCGTTGTTGTGCCATTGGCAACAGTCGAGGAAAGATCCGTGCCAGTCGTTCCCAAAGTAAGCGCGGCCACCGATGTGACAGTACCAGAGCCTTTGTTGTTAAATGTTGTCCAGTCAGTACTGGATAAATAACCATTGGCCGATGCCGTGGCCACGGGGATGCTTAGTGTGCCAGCCGAGTAACTTAGTGGTGCGCTGATCGTAGTGGCGGCGACTGCTGTGCCGTTGCCGTACAAAATGCCAGAAATGCTAGTGGTCAGCGTTATTGCTGGCGTGGTGGTGGCCGTGGCCACAGTGCCTGCAAAACCGTTGGCAGACACGACAGACACGCTAGTGACCGTACCTGTACCATAAGGCAGGGCAGGAATGTCAGCAGCCACCAAAGCCCTAAACGTAGGTACGCCCGATGAGCCGTTAGGTGCAGCCAATACAAAATTGGCAGTTTTGGCAGCATACGGGTTTTGCGTATCGCCATAGCCAGCCGCAAGACTAATGTCAGGCGCAGTGCCGCCAGAAGACACCACGGGCGCGGTGGCCGTTACGGCAGTTATTGTGCCTTGCGATGGTGGGGGTAACAGATTAAACGCCTCTAATTGCTTTTGCATTTCAGCAACTTGAGACACTAAGCCAGAACAACAATCAATTAATCCAGCCGCTTCAATCTGTTTGGTCAACTCAGCGCTTAGATCAACTGGCAGGGGCTGGGTATCAACACTCTGCGCCAACGCTTGCAAAGCTGCATCGTAGGATGCAATCAAAGACTCTGGGCTTGGGCCAAGATCACTGTCATAAACGGTTGTGGCCGCATCCATTAAGGACACAAAAAACAAATACCAGGCGCGGTCAATCAAACCCGTGCGAGGGTCAATCAGCGGCACTCGCGGCGGCGTGACTGGCGTTGGTGTAGCGTTAGGGCTAGGCATTCGTTGGACTCAGAATAAGTTCTGCGCCCATGATGGCAATCTTCACAGGATCAGTAGCAGACACCTCATACACTCGGTCACGCAGTTTGACAGTCATGCCCAGACGCCGCCAGATTACACGTTTGTAATACTGGCCAATCTTGCCCATGGATGCCCAATGCTCGTTTGACCATGTGTGACCGCCATCGTCTGACCAACGCAGCATGACTTGCGGATCAGCGCCTTGAGTTGCAACTGTTTGTTGTTCTGCAATTAAATAATCATTTGATTCTGTAATCAAATAATCATCGTTTTCGGTTTGAAGATAAATGACTTCAGGAAGTACATACCCGTTTAAACCCACGCCGGACTCGCAATCTAGTTGCAGCATGTGCTGAGTTGTTCGTTTGAGGTTGTTCTGGCCAGTTGGTAATGCACGCCATGTGCGTAACCATTTTTGGATGCTACCGTTGTCGCTAAAGTCATCCAGATCAAACGCATAGATGTTGCCGTTTTGAAAGTCGCCAACAACAATTTTGTTGTTAAACGCCATCTGGCAGTTACTGCGGTGACGAGTAAACTCACCATTCGCAAAGCCTGCACGCTCATGCCAGGCTTGTGTGGCCGCATCGTAGACCCAAGTCGTATTGGCGCTAGGGAAAATCAGTACATAAAAGCTGTGGCCGTCTTGCTGGTATGTGTACGCAATAGCGTCCGTCAGGTCAGCGTACTGCTGAATCTGCCACTCAACAGCGTGGGTTGAGATACGCACACCAGTGTAGCCGTTAGCTCGGTAAACAATACCTTGGCCACGGCGGTCACGGCCAAGCCAGAACAGACCGTTGTCCATCTTAGCGATAGAGTAAGGGGCGGCGCAACCTAACTCGTTAAACGCGCCTTGAATGCGCTGTAAGGGATAATCCGTTGCGCCAACGTCATACCAGACCTCAATCGAATTTGTACCAAACGCCCAAACTTCACGGAAGTTAGACACAACGGCAATCAGGCCGTCAGGCGAGCCTTCGGTGCTGGCAAACTCTAGCGGGTCAATGGACGTGCCGTCTAGCAGCTGTGTTACCCACATCAATTGGCTATTTGGCTGGTTAAACACAAAATAACCGTCCAGATAGCAGACAGTCACGGCGCCTGGAAAGTCTGGATCGGTGATCTGGCCAAAGACGTTTGTCGTGTTGTTGTAGATGTAGCTGGGGCCATTGGCCGCAATGAACAACTGCGTACCGTTGTCAGCCATGCTTACTGGCCCAGTACCGGCCACCGAGCCAATTAGCGTAGCGACATACGAGGTGGTGATCTTGTACAGTTGTGTGCCAGAAACAACAAAGGCCGTGCTGTCGCTGGACGAGAACGCCCACAGGCCACGGACAGGGCCGTTGCCAATGGTGTTGAGCAGTTTCAGACCTGGGGCGCGGTTTAGGAACGCAGGCTCTTTACCAGCCTCTGGAACAATCTCAGGAAAAAGGTTGACCATCCGAGCGTCTGCCGCATTGACAGACCGCGCTACATAAGTAGAGCCAAGAATCGGCGTCTTCATTAGTAGTTACCGGCATAGATGTTGAAACGCTGGCGGTTGGCCACCAATGCGTAAGGCAG